AATCTTCTGATGATACAATTAATTGGTTGCGATCCAATGATCACAAGTATCAAATAGATAGAATTTATTTAAACCGCAACATAGGATACTCAGCTGCCTGCAATCAAATGGCGGCCAAAGGGTCTAATGGCGTCATAGCATTGTTAAATGCCGATGTATGGATGAGCAACGACGATGCTGTAAAAATAGCAAGAATTTTCAATTCAGAATCAAATGTTCATATACTTGGCCCAAAGCAAAGAGACGAATACGGTCTGATAAGACACGCAGGAATAGTCGGAACAAACACACAGCCAAAACATAGGGGCTGGATGGAACCAGACCTAACAGATTCTCTTTACAGAGATCGAATAAATTGTGTCACAGTATCTGGTTCTGCTTATTTTATAAGAAGATATGTTTGGGATGAACTTACAAACAATAAAAAATATAGAGAACTTTACCCCAATGCTAAAGGTGCTTTTCTTCCAACTCCTCACTACTACGAAGAAACTTGGTGTTCGTATTTTGCTAGACATTTAGGCTATAATGTAGTGTATGATGGATCAGTGTCGATTGGCCACAGTTGGCACGCTTCGTCTCCAAAACCAGGTGAAGGCTACAGTCACGCCGACGCTCAATTTAAAGTAAGTCAATCAATATTTCGCAAAGCATGCGATTACATAGGAATAGAAAGAGATTAACATGACAGATAAATTAAACCCATGGATATACAATGCAGAAGTCAAGAAAGTAGTCGATGGCGATACATTTGATATCGTTATAGATCTTGGTTTTGACACCCTAAAAAAAGGCAGAGTTCGCTTATATGGTGTTAACACTCCAGAAAGCAGAACTTCCAATGCTGAGGAAAAGCAAAAGGGATTAGCCGCAAAAGAGTTCACTGATCAATGGCTCACACGTGCAAATCATAAAGTTAAAATTGAGACCATAATAGACAAAAACGAAAAGTACGGTAGAGTTTTAGCAAAAGTCTGGGATTCAAATGGCAATTGTCTCAACACAGATATTGTTGCTGCTGGTCTTGCCAGAGAATACTTTGGTGTAGGCGATAAAACCTGGACAGAATTTAAGTGAAAAAAAAAGATCTTTTTCCTAAAATTTCTGTTTATAGAGATTATATTTCTAATTTAAACGAGATAGTAGATCTAATAAAAAAAAGTGAACAAGAAAACTTTGTTAGCTCATTTATTGCTCCATGGAAACAGTGGAGCAATCTGGGAAAAATGTCTGAATCACCTTCAATTTATTTATTTCAAAATAGTAGTATAGATATTTCAGAAGAAAAAATATATTTTAATATACTTAAGTACTCAGAAACTATAAAAAAAATTATACATGAATACATTAATCAATGGAAAAATGTTGGTGATTGGAAGTTTGATCCAAAAAATTGGACAATCGGAGAATATGAGTCGTCCTTAAGATATACTTCAACAACATATTTAATGTATGATACATCAAAACCAAATGCAAGAATAGCAATGGCTTACCATACCGATCAACATCAATTTGACACTGAAGCTCCAAATAATCATCACCTCATCACGGTAACAACTTACTTGAACGATGACTATAGCAACGGAGAACTATCTTTTTTAGACGAAGAAAATCTATCGCTTAGTTACTATAAGCCAAAAAAAGGAGACGTAGTTGTCTTTCCAAGTTTTTATCCATATTTTCATGGGGTTGAGCCAATTACTAGTGGTAAAAAATTTTTAGCTAGAACTTTTATTACATGTAAATCAGAAGGTTCTAAAGAATGGCATATGAATCATGAAAAATTTGGCACAAAATGGCTTGAAATGGAAGAAAACCGAATTAAAAATGAATGGTCAAATAGTAAATATTTTAGAGCTCCAGTTTTTATTGATGATTCAGAGCATCAAATAAAAATATTGAATGATGAAACGGGAAAAACCATATCATTCCCCTATACTAGGGCGGAGGCAAAACAAAAGTTTATGATTGAATGGAACGATTAAATGCAGACATTTCTTCCTTATCCTGATTTTAAAAAATCTGTTGAAGTTTTAGATTATAAAAGACTTGGAAAGCAGCGAGTAGAAACTTTTCAAGTTCTCAATATCCTTCTTGGTAGAACAAACACAAAAGGATGGACAAACCATCCTGTAACCCTAATGTGGAGAGGGTATGAATCAGCTCTTCAAAAATATCAAAACTACACCATTGCAGAATGGATTAAAAGAGGATACAAAAACAACATGACATTTGAGAATATACTGCTTGAGGTAAAAATGCCGCCATGGTTTGGTGACGAACGACTCCATAAATCGCATAGATCAAACCTGCTAAGAAAAGATTGGGAGTATTACTCTCCATTTTTTAACGAAGATCCAACTCTCCCTTATTTTTGGCCAATTCAATCTGATAGCACAGAAAAAGAAGTTGCTATTTCCTGACATATCCTATATAATTGATTTTCGTAATCAAATCAAACATAGAAAAGGAATAATATGTCAGAGAACAAGTTGAATTACTTTGTGGTTGAAGAAAAGATTCTGGTTAAGGCCAGAAATAAGCAAGAAGCAGAAAAGCTTGCTGCTGGCCGCAAGGGAGTTTCCGGTGAGGTTCTTTTTAGATCAACCGATATTGAAAGAATCTCTTCTGTCCAAGCGCATAAGCGCCTTAACCAACTAAGCGCTTAATCTTTCTGGGGAAAGGTAGTTAATTGCTGCCTTTCCCCAATAGGATAAATTATGATAATCGCACAAATGGTAGGAAGAAACGAATCAAATCGTTTTCTAGAAACAGTTCTAAGAAGACTAAAAGATCAAGTTGATTTAATAGTTTTTACAGACGATTGTTCTGATGACAATACTGTTGAGATAGCTAACAAATATGCAAAAGTATATGTTAATAAATCTCCGCTATTTTCTGTTCATGAAGCTCAGCTAAGATCAACTGCTTGGTCCAATTTATCCAATCATGCAAATGAAGGAGACTGGATAATTGCAATAGATTGTGATGAAATGCTGTATAAAGCAGAGGATATTCATGAAATTAATATAAGAAAAGTTTTGGATAACTCACCATTTGATGTAGTAAACGTAAGATTTTATCACATGTGGTCGCCAACTCACTATCGAGTTGACAAGCTATGGGCGCCAAACAATAGCTCTAGAATATTTCGCTTCAAAGAAAATGGAGTATTTCTAGATAAGCGATTAGCTTGTGGTTCAGAACCTACATATGTAATTGATGATATGCGAAGAAGAAATTATTGGATTCATTCTGGTCTGATCATGCAACATCTCGGATATATGCTCGATTCTGACAAAAGTTCAAAGTATAATAGATATATGAATTTAGATAAAGGTCAATTTCACAATATACATCATATAGAATCAATAATAGATCAAAATCCAACTCTAATTAAATGGGGAAATTTCGGAATATGAAAACATATAATGCAACAGACACAATAAAAAAGGTATCATTTCTCTTGGAAAGAGAAGCAAGATTTGCATTCGTTACATACACTCGTTCAGCTATATTTTCTTTAACCGGAGAACTTACAGGGGAAAAAAAACCCCCAAAAAACTTCACTAGATTAGTTGCAGATAGTCTAAAAAATCAAAGTAATGAGTTTATAAAAGCTGCAAACAGAGATTTAGTAAAATCAAATTCAGAAAAAATAAAAGAAAATTCCGAAGTAGACATATCTAAATCATATTTTTATGATCCAGGATTTTTAGAATATTATATAAATACAAATTATGATGTATTTAAAACATTTGTTTCTTGGTATTTAAAAACTACTCCAGTGGTTGTTGTATCATTTCAAAGTCAACTAAATATCTCAAAATATTTTTCAAAAGAATCAGTCTATATCAACGCACCTTACAATGATTTCTATTCAAAAATAGATGAGATTACAAATGAGATAGAAAAGCATAAAGACAAAACAAATCTATGCGTACTAGACTGCCCCATGCTAAGCACCGCTTTGGCTCAAAGCATATGGGAAAAGGGCTCCATGTCAATATTTGATCTTGGAAGAACCTTGACAGTTGCAAAATCTACGCATAGATCTAAATGACTTCTTTATCTGAAAGATCCAAAAATCTCTTAAATACAAGAATAAAAAGCTTGTTATTTGAAACGGATATGAGCATCTCTGCCATCTCTAGAGAGCTTTGCATTACATACAGTGAGTTAGATAAAGCCCTAAAAAAGATGGGCCTATCGTGGATAAAAGATCATAAAAAGAAAATGTCTAAGGGACAAACTCTTTTGACCTGTATAATGAACAGCCTTCTTCCAGGAGAAAAAATTGTTAACGAGTTTCATTTGGGAGAAAGACTTAAGTTAGATGTTTATTGTCCAAGTTATAGAATTGGTTTAGAGTATCACGGTATTCAACATTTTGAATACAATAAAATGTTTTTTGAATCAAGAGAAGAATTTTTGGAAGCCCAAAAAAGAGATCAAAGAAAAATTGAGTTATGCAAACAGCAAAATATTCTACTAGTTGTTTTTCGATACAACGACAAACTAACCGAAGAAGCTGTTTATGATAGACTGTTGACGGCGATAAGAAGTTCAAGCTATACTGTGCCAGAAAAGAAAAAAAGCAGCGTAACAAATAATGCTTTTTATAAAGAAATGAAAAAGAAAAAATCTGAATACAACAAAAAAATGTATAAAAGACTAAGAGAAAAAAAGAAAAAAAATGGTAGAAACAGTAAATGAAGAAAATCCAAATTACCCATTGGAATATCAGGTATTTGCCCTTGCCCTAAGAAACAAAGGGGCTATTCAATACTTTGATGCAAATCTTCCTGATGATGCAGTTGGTGCTGTTAGTGGCCATCTAGGTCTTAATGAGTTCTACAAAGCACTCCTTTCCTACCATAGGATTACAAAATTAGATTTTGTCGATCCCATAGCATTTAAAGCTTGGCTTGAATCCGAAACAGATATACACACTGCTCTTGGCGGAAGCATAGGAGTAGACACAGTCATTGATATCTTGATGTCAATTGAGGTTTCAAACGAAGAATCAATAACTCAAATACTAAAACATAGATCAAACAAAAAAAAGCAGCTTGACATTCTTCAGGAGCTGCAAATTCTTCTTACACAAAAAGGAGAAAAAACGCCCAAAGAAATACTTAGAATAGCAGAAATAACAGCAGAGATTAAAAATCTAGAAAATGATTTAAACTTTAATGTATTAGATAGTGTAGTTACAGCCAAAGAAATATCTAAAAGAGCAGAATCTTTATTAGAAATACCAAGCTTTTTACCAACTCAATTTAAATCCCTAAATAGAGCAATGGGATATACTGATGATGGTGGATTTTTTAGAGGTTCAGTTCATGCAATTATTGCGCCATCAGGAAAAGGAAAAAGCACATTTGCAAAATGCCTAATCAATCACTGGGCAGATACCGGATATAGGGTTTTGTATGTTAACTTTGAAGAAGCTGTATCTCATTGGGAAAGAGTTTTGATGACTCAAATTATAGAAAAAAACGTTTACGCAGAAGCATCGAATTGGTCTAAGCAGGAAAAGCAAGAAAATCTCAGCAAGTTTCAAAACAAACTTGACCAGTGGGGAGATAGATTTATGGTTAGGCATGATCCTGACACTCCGTACTTTGAGGATCTTGAAAAATGGCTTAGAAGCATAATGGGGCATAGCGAACTTGTTCCAGATGTAATTGTTATCGACACAATACAATCAATGTTTACTAGGTCAACAGGAAAGGGCAAGCCTAGGTGGGGTGAATTCGAAGAGATGATGGTTAGGCTAGAAAAATTAGCCAGAGATATGGACTGTGTGCTTATCATAACAGCTCAAGAAAATTCAAACAGAATGAAAGAAAGAAGAGAGGTTGTACAGCAATCAGATACCGGAGGCTCTCTTTCTATTCAACAAAAATGCGCCGTAACAATTTTTATAACAGAAAAAAAACTTATAAGCGGAGATGACTCTGAAGATGAAAACATAATGCAGCTGCAGATTCCCAAAAATAGAATCACAGGATCAACTTACTTATATAATTCTCCACTGGTAAAATACGTTGATCAGCACAAAAAGTATGTTGAGTACGAACCAATCACAAATGAATCATACTCAAAAATATCTAATACAGAAGATTTACAAGAGCTAATATCTAGCATTACGGTTATTTAAGGAGTAAAATGATACAGATTACGACTCAACAACTAAAAGATTTTCAGACATGTGCAAGACTGTATGATTATAGATATAATCAAAAGCTTCCTGAAACAATTGGAATTAGGGCACTTAATAGCACAAAGTTTGAAAACACAATTAAGGGCATAGCACACTATTTTTTCTATAAAAAACAAGCTGGGATCACCCCATCTTACGCATCACTTCTTAACAGATGGGAAAAGCTTTGGTTTCCTAAAGGTTCTTCTTCGCAAGATATAATATATGAGCAGCACGAGACCCTTTATGGCAATGCATCCAGCCTTACAACCAAAGCAGCTACAGTTCTTTTAGGTCTCTTCCAAACATTTGGAGAAATGGACATAATACCTATAGGTATAGATGAAGAGTTTATAGCGCCGATTAATGCAAATATTTCCATAAAAGATAAGTTTGATTTAATTTACTACAAAGATGGCAATATATATGTTCTTAAATGGATGTTTAATTACAAGCTAAAGTATCAGCACACCTACGCTCTTGATTTTTCTGTAATGCAGCTAGGCATAAACAATAAATTTGGTTCAAAAATAAAGAATGTTAAATTAGGATACTTTGATCTTATGGATCAAAAATCTAGCTTCAGTCAGTTTTCAATAGAAAAAGCAGATACAGATGCAATTGGATATTGGTGTGATTCGCTGCTTGAAGAAAAAGTTTTTCCCTCCAGAAGAGGTCTTACCTCTTATTGCAAATCTTGCCCTTTCGACAAGCCCTGTTCAAAATGGACTTCATGGAATAAAAAGGAGAAAACAAATGCCAAAAAAAGAAAAAAATAATATTTTAGATGATATTCTTTCAAATAAAGTTTCTTCTCACTCTATAAAAGACGAGGACAAAGTTTTAAAACCTCTTATAGATGAAATAAATACAATAGAAAATGAAGGAATTAAATCATTTGTAAGATCTATTTTATATAGAGCAGAAGGCTTCTGGGATATTCCAGCAAGTTTCTCCGGAAAACACCATCCACCGGATGAGAGATCAGTTGGTGGAAATGTTCTTCATACAAAAAGAGCGGTAAGAGTTGGTGTTGTTTTGGCCGACTCTTATTCTCTTTCCTCTGAAGAAAGAGATTTGATAACGGCAGCCTTGCTACTGCATGATGTTACCAAGGGAATAAAACCTGAGTCTTCAAGCAAGTATTACTATGATCCAATGCATCCATATACAGCGGGATCTTTTATCAAAAAATGTCAAGAACAAGATAAAAAATATGCCTCAGAATCCCAGTCTTCAACTTTATTTATTAGCGAAGAAGATACACAAACTATCCTGAGACTTATAAGATGTCATCTAGGTCCTTGGTCGCCTGTTCCAGAAACAAATCCGGTAACATATATGGATATGATAGTTCATTTGGCTGATAGCGTTTCCTCTAAGCTTCATTTAATTGTTGACGGAGACAATATAGTCAAAGATAGATGGGGTGGAGAAAAAGTTGAGTGATCACTTGATAAAAAGATTTACACTTCTCAAAAAAATTGAATATTTTATTGAAGAGTCTGTATACTATAGAACGCACCATGACGCTATGCATGGTCAAGAAAAAAAAATTCTGATTAAGTCAGAAGAGTCGAGCGGAAAAGTATTTATTAAATGAAGCTTAGTACTGAAAATAACTATTTAAATTCTTGGAATTTATATGAGGTTGCCAGATATGTGCCCAATCTCAAAAGAGTTATTAGAGATAAAAACAAATTTATTAAATCTAATGAAATACAAAATTATTGTAACAAATACCAAAATATCGGTATATATACTTCCGTATTTGCCTATGATACCGAAGACTTAGAAAAAGCTACTAGATTACGGTCCCTTATATTTTGATTTAGATCACTCTGATTTTTCTGTTGCACACGCTGAGTGCATAAGATTGTATGAGCATTTGGCTTCTATAATGCCGCAAAGTGCAGTCTTAGTGTATTTTACTGGAAAAAAAGGATTTCATATAGAGTGTGAACCCGTTACACTTGGGATAAATCCATCAAATGCACTTCCTAAGCTATTCAGATATATTGCAACTAATCTTAAATCTAGTTTAAATTTAACATCATTGGACTTTAGCGTATACGACGCTAGGAGAATGTGGAGATTGCCCGGTTCCATTCATCAAGACACGGGTCTTTATAAAACACTTTTAAATGCCGTAGGTGAACAAAACTTTATATACAAAAATGAATCGGATATAAAAAGTTTTTCTGCAAAAAACAGACCAAATGAAGTCGCTGCCCAATCTTTTCAGTATAAATCAAATGAATGGTATAGGTCGCAAGGTTATTCGTTGGAAGAGCATGAAAAAAGAAAAGACAATCCAATAGATTATTTTAATAAATACGGTTCAAAAGCATTTAAAGAGTTGAAAGAAACAGAAAAAGTTTTTGATAAAAACAATCTTTTATCAAACTGCAAAGCTATATCTAGATTAAAGAGTCAAGCTGAAAAAGAAAAGTTTCTAGAGCACGAAGCAAGACTCTTTTTATGCTCAATACTGAGCTACAGTGAAGATAGCATAAGGTTCTTGCATGATATACTAAGCAACTGTTCTGATTATAATTTTGACAAATCTTCTGCACACATAAACGATTGGATAAAAAGAAGACAACTTGGAATTGGTGGCAGACCATACACTTGCGATAGGGCTAACGCAGTTGGTGTTGGTTGCGGCGATTGCAATTTAGAAAAAAGAAATAAATGGGAAAAAAT